GAGAGTCATGGAGTTTCCGGCCTCGTTAGCCTTGGTTAATTGCCCAAGAGTGCGGAGAGCTGCACCAGCGGCAGTATCAATCACGAGAGAGCGGCCAGATGTTGGCGCACCGTTGTCGTCAAGAATCTTGCGGACTTGCGCGGAATCTCCAAGAGTGGATGCAAATGGAGTCGTCCCAGTGGTTCCGGTTGCGCGGGAGGCTCCTTGATAGAGCGCGGTGCAAACGTCGGCTTCCATTTCGTTGACAAGCACGCGGAATGCTTGAGCGATTTGATCCTGTTGGATCGTGAGGAATCCGGGGCCTTGATCCATGGAATACTCCTCTTCTCCAGTCCAAGAGAAAGCTGCATACTTATTCTTGGTGAGGGTGAGAGTCTTGTTTCCGATGGTCTGGTTGACGGCCGATGGAATCGCCATGCTTGGCGTATAGGAAGAAGTGGTGTTGGCGGGAGCGACACTAGAGCGGAGGGTTTGGTTTAGAGCCAAACGGTCGGCGGAAGCATTACGGGAAACGCCAGGGATTGCTCCGACGAGCTCACGGGAAACCACGTCGAGCGCGGCGTAAACGTCGGGGATGAGGTTGGAGAGGGTATTAGCCATGATGATTCTTAGTTAGGATGATTTAATTTAGGAGATTTTCCCTTTGGCTTTCACGAACTTGAGTCGATCAGCCGGAGTGAGCGCGTTAAATTCCTCGCGGGTGAGGAGCTTGCTATTGCCCTGCGTCAGCTTCTCATCAGTGATAATGAGCGGAGCACCGTGCCCTTGCGCGGCAAGCAATTGTGCGGCGGCTTCTCCGATTTTCACTTCGCTGATTTCCGCCTTTTCGGTTAGCATCAAGACGGACGCCTCAAGCGTGGGGATGGTGGCGACTTGCTCGGTGAGAGCGGCGTTTTCAGCCTTCACCACTTCGACTTCAGCGAGAGCGGTTTCAGCGATGGCCAGCTTTGCCTCGTAGTCGGCAATCACTTGGTCATGCTGGGAAATGGACGCTTCCAAGGCGATAATGCGCTCTTGGGCTTCGGTATCAGATGGATTGGTGAGGCGATCAAGAAAGCTCATGTCGCGGGGAGTGCCGTCGCCCGTGGCAATGTCAATAGGGTTTTTGGATGCGGATGGATCGTAGATTGAATCGATGAATCCCTCCGCTAGAGCGACCTTCGCGCTCATCCATGTTTCCTCCTTCATTTTGCCCCGGACGTATTCGAGCTTGTGCCCGGTGCGGTCGGCGTAAATCTGCGCGATGTCGTTGCTCATCTCGTCGCATTGCTGCGCGGCTTTCGCGAGATCGGCGGCATTTCCACGGACTCCGGTTTGCACGTCATGAATCATCATGCGCCCGCCCGGAACCATACGGATCACGTCGCAGGCCATGGCGATAACGGACCCCATCGAAGCGGCGAGGCTGTTAATCGTGCCGGTGACGACGACGCCACGCGCCCGCATTTCGTTGATTGCGGTGTGGAGTCGATAGCCCTCGAAAACGCTGCCGCCTGGGGAATGGATTTCAATGTCGAGCGTATCCACGGCGTTTTCCGCGCAGTTGGTCAGCTCGCCGGAATACTCGCCGGATTCAGCGGCGGAAGCTCCGAAGATCGCTCCGATTTCCGCGAGGAGTCGGTCAATCACAGGCTGATGCACGATGTCAGTCAACTTTATTTTCCCGGCCTTGTTTTGAATTTCAATCAGGTTCATTTTGAGATTTTGTTGGAGCTTCTTCCTGTGGCGCTTGCTCGTTCGGGGTCAACATCAGGTAATAACGAGGATCGATTTCGATGCCGTATTTTTTACCCATCGCGATCCGGTTCATCTCGCGTGCGGCGATTTCCTCGCCCCGCTCGATCAGGTTTTCTTCGAAGGATTTCCCCTCCTCTCCGATGAGATCGGTTTGGTTGAGGATGCCAGCTTTGAACTTTTCGAGTCGCTCCTTGCTAGTGCGTCCGTCGTCAATGGTGAGCTTGGGAGGCTTGGTGAAGCTCCAGTTCCACCAGTCGGACGACTTTGGTAGGCGTCCGTTGCTCATCGCCCATGCGAGAGCCTTGGTGACTCTCCACTTGGCAACCTTGGTTAAAAGCGTTTGGCGATCCTCGACCGAGCGGCATGCTTTCCCGATGTCGTTTCTCTCGGCGGTGCCTTGCCCGGAATTTTTCCAACACATGGAGGATGGCCAGTTGATGCCGGTGAGGGCGAGGCGAACTTGCATGTCAAAAAACTCATGCCACGGGTTGCCGGGGCGGAAATTCTGGTGTTGGGTGAGTTTCTCGCCCGAACCGGCCTGCACATACATGATGCGCCCGCCAGAGAGATACTGCACCGCCATTTCGCCGCATCCATCAGGCGCGACGTAATCCGGCTCCTCCTGATCGGGTCCGCCTGAAACCGTCTCGCGGGTGTAGTTGAGAGACGACATGGAAAGCAGGTTCATCCGCTCCCATTCCTCGCTCTGGAGGATGTCGCGCAGACCATTCAGGGAATGATAAAACAACGGCAACCCGCGTTTTTGCTCCGGCCACGACTTATCGAAAGTATGCTTGATGTAGGCAGCATCGATGAATTTCTCGTGTTTGCCCTCAGCGTCACAGAACGAATAAGCGACTGGCTTTCCGGTGTCTTTCCAAAAAATAATACCGTCTTCGTGCGTGAATTGACTGCCAGAGAATCGCCCAGTTTTGAGTTGTCCTTCCGGTAGTCCTCCAGCGTCGATGCGATGGCCTGGAATCACTTGGATCTGCGGATAACCGTTCGGAGTGGCCGTGAAATACTCGAAAACCTCGCCGTCTCGGTCGATGGAGACCGAATCAAGGTAGAGATCAGAGATGAAATCGGATGAATCGCCGACTATGTTGCAAATCTCATACCATTCCCCGGTGAGCCATGCTCTTGCGGCGTCTCCAAAGGCTTTATCCTTACCCTTGTAAACCGGCAACCATGCGTTTCCAACGGAATACATCCCGCGCTGATCGATAGCGCCAATAAGGATCGGGGAATTTAGGTAAAGCGTCTTGGACGCGGAAAGCATCATTCGGCGGTCCATTTTCTGGACGGATTTACCCACATCCTTGACGTTCCACGCCTCGCTGGGGCGGTCGCCGCCGCCAAGGTTCGCGCCTCGCGCTGGACGGCGATTGAATCCGGGGCTGAGTGCTGCCGCGTTGCCGTATTGGTCGAGAATAGCCATTAGCGGAACCTCCCGGATACTGTTTTAGTGCCAGTCGCATTGTTATCGATCATGGTCATAAGCAGGGAGAGAACGTGTAGACGCTGGCTTGGCGTCGATGCGTGGCGAGCGGTGAAGCTCTGCCCGTTTACGCTAGATTCCGTGATCTGCATCCCGCCGTTCGGGGAGTTGATCGACGTGGCCAGCGCGAGATGGATCGCCCGTTGCTCGTCTATGGCGTCTTGGTCGCCACGAATCGCCCTGAAGATGGCGGCGGCTTGGTCACGTGGAGACATGCCGCCCGAATGCCGCCGTGCTCGGCAAAGTCAAGGCGGGGATTTGGGGTCAGGAATCGGATTCTTCGGGTAGTTCTATTTCCTCTGGGGCGGGGCGGAAAATCTTAAACATGAACGCCGCCGCGAGCGAATAAACCTCCAAGTCCCGAGAGTGGTTAGCGCCGAACCGGGTCCATTTCTTGATCATGCGCCCTTTCGGATTCGGCTTTGTCACCAATCTTTCGCCGTTGAGGTGCTTGGCGTAGCTTGGTGGGGCGTCATCATACGCCAGCCACTCTGCGCCGTCGCCATCAATGAGTCGTTGCAGGATGTATTGTAGCCGCTCGGTCGAGATGTGGAAATAATTGATCTTTTTGCCCGATTTTGACTTTGTGAGTTCCGCTTTCGAGTAAAGCCGTTGCTCCATCTTCCCCTTGTTTGGCCCGTCTTTTACCTCCCAATCGAACAGCTTGGTGATGTTGGCGCCGTTGTCGCCCTTACCCTTAATTCCGCGCCAACCATGGCGGGCTATGATTTCAGCTTGATCGCTCTGGAGATAGCCGACATCCATAAAAACGCAGTTTTTAGGGACGGCGTATTTCATCTCAAGCTCCTCAAGTCGTGACTCCTTGCCCTCATAGCCGACATACAAAAGGCGAGACGCCCCGCCTTGCGCCCATGCGCGGATGCCGACCCAAAAATGATCGCCGCCGGGGTCAATCGTCATGAATCGAGCAACCTCGCCGTCAATCTTTCGTGCCTCCTCGTAATCGCCCTCGGTGTAGCCGGAGCGTTTGAGTTCGACTTGGATCACGGACGATGATGGGGAGTATCCAAGCGCCCGGTCTTTCATTGTCCACTCCATCAGCCCGGTGGAATCCCCCATCGCGTTCTGCCGGTCGGCGGTGATCTTTTTCAGCACGTCGTCAGACCACGAACACCACCACATACCGCCACGGTCGAGGTGAAATCCCTCGTAGCCGCGCCTGCCCTCGTCAGACGTGAGGATGTAGCCGTCATTTTCTTCGAGGCTATCGTGAAGCATCCGGCGGACTTCCGTCGTGTCAGGGTATTCCTCGTTGCATTCGT